CGCAAGCCGACTCGTCCTACCTCGAAGTGCTGGGCGACCATGAGATGCATGGCATCGTGGCCGCCATGCAGCAGCAACTCAATCGCGCCGCCGAGTTGGCCATTACCCGCCGTATGACGCCGCCAGCGGCCTACCGCGCCTTGAAGTCGGTATTCGACAAGATCGCCGAGCCGCGCCTGCACTTGCTGGCGCATGCGCTCACCATCCGGTCCTACAACGACGGCAAGCTGCAAGCCTACCATAGCGCCGGGGTCACCCAGGTTGGCGTGCATCCCGAGTGGCTGCCGCAGTTCCTGCAACGCGATGCACTCACCACCGACCTGCAACTGATATTCACCACTGTTGGCGACGACCGGGTGTGCGACGAGTGCGATGACTACGCCGAGGAGTCGCCCTACACGGTGCAGGATGCGGTCGGGCTGATCCCCATCCATCCGCATTGCCGCTGCACCTGGGTGCCGTTTGTCGAGACCGGACGCAAGCACAAGAAATTCGCGGACGAGGAACCCGGGCATGTGTTTCGCGGCAACCAGTATCGCACCGGCACCAGCGACCCGGAGGCGTTGACGTTCGCCAAGAACCGCGAGCTACCGGCCCGCTCGCTCAACGACGTACCGTTCAAGTCATGGACGCCGCCGAGCGACTGGAACAAGGAGGCCGGCGAACCGGTTGCCGAACCGCCGTTGCCGCCGCTCGCCGGCAAGCGGCAGTCCACCGGCGTACTGATGCGCGAGAAGGACGGGCGGGTATGGCTGGCCAAGCCGACCAACGCATTCGGCGGCTACAAGTACACATTCCCGAAAGGCGGGCTGGACAAGGGGCTGTCGCCGCAGGCCAACGCGCTGAAGGAAGCCTACGAGGAAACCGGGCTGCGCGCCAAGATCACCGGCTTTGCCGGCGACTACGAGGGCGACACCAGCATGACCCGCTACTACACGGCGGAGCGCATCGGTGGCGACCCGACCGAGCACGGCTGGGAAAGCGAGGCGGTTGTACTGGTGCCGCCCGGGGAGTTGCCGGCCTACCTCAACAAGGCACGCGACCGCGCCATTGCGGCGCAGCACCTGACGCCGCCGCCGCCGCCAAGCTCCACCGCTTATCATGGCCGAACCACCCAGACCCCCGATCAATGGAACAAGATCGGCCCGCAACGGGGGTCCAACCCAGGAGGACTGCATGTAAACCAACGGGGAGAACACTGGTACGTTAAAGTTCCCCCATCCGCAGACCACATCCATAATGACGTACTTGCGAATGAACTGTATCGGCTGGCTGGGGTAAATGTGCCAGAAGAGAAAGTCACAGCCCTCAATGGCAAGCCCGCCCTGGCCAGCCGTATCCTAGAAGGCGCGCGTATCCTGGCCGACCTCAATCCCGCCGAGCGCGCCAACGTCGAAGCCCAACTCCGCCAGCACCTCGCGGTCGACGCCTGGCTGGCGAACTGGGACGTGATTGGACTCGAAGACGACAACGTGGTGATGACGCCGGATGGCAAAGCCTACCGCATCGACCAGGGCGGCACGCTTCGCTATCGGGCGCAGGGCGGCATCAAGCCCAAGTTTGACTTCGCGGTCGATGAAATCAACACCCTGCGTAATCCCAAGATGGGGCCGAATTCGGCGGCGGTATTCGGCAGCATGACTAATGCCGAGGTCGCCGCCTCCATCGACAAGGTGCTGGCAATCCCGGACGCCTCCATCCGGCAGCTTGCCGCCAATCACGGCCAGCCCAAGATTGGCGAGACCCTTATCAAGCGCAAGCAATGGCTGGGGGCCAACCGCAAAGCCTTTGGCGATGCCTGGGTCGACGCCGAAGGCGATTACGACGAGGGCGAGCACCCGCGCGGCGCGGGCGGCAAGTGGACAACCAAGGGCTTGAGCGCAACCGCCACCGCCAAGAAGCTCAAGACCATGACTTCGGTGTTTGGCGAACATAAAACCGCCGAAGGCAAGAAGACGCTGTTCCAGCCATCCGCTACGGCGGAGGATCACCAGCAGCGGGTCAAGGCGGTGATGAACCAGCCCGCGTTGCGCAACAACAACTATCGCTGGCAGGTCGGGCAGCTTGTCGAGGAGGCCAAGCAATACGACAGCACCAACATCAGCGCGCTATCTGCGAAGATAGGCGAGTCATTCGCCCGCCACGCCGCGTTGCTGGTCTCGAAAGGCGACGTCAAGGGCGAAGCCCCGAAGATGCTGGCCAAGGCCAAGGACCTGGGCTACCCGCAGTCCGGCATCGACGCGATCATGGGCACGGTCAAGGCTCCGCTGGTGGCGAAGCCAACGCCGCTGCCGCTGACCGGGAAGCCGGTGGAGTCCGCTGCCGAGAGTTTTGTGCAGGAGTTGCACGAGAACCTCGGCAAAGCCAAGCAGGCGTTTATTGGCACCACGCCCGACTCCGCCGCTAACAACGCCATCATAGCGTTCAACCACGCATGGGGTGGCGAACCCACTGCTGCGTCGGCGGGGCACCTTGCACAGCTCATATCGCAAGTGCGGCAGTTGCTCACCGTTGCCGAGTACAACAAGTGGGTGACCGAGAACCATCTCGGTGCACCGCTGCCAGTGCCGTCCGAAGCACCTTTAGAGGCGACCACCCCGAAGGTCGGCACCCTTGGTGGGAAGTCGAAGTTCATTAATCCTGTTGGCACCGATTTATCTAATGCCGGTGTGCAGCAGATGAATAAAATGATTGCGACCTACAATAACGTCTATGCGGGGAAGTCAGCTTCGGAGAGTTCACAGACCGCATTACGGACAATTATGCAACAAGGCTACTCGTATATCCCCTCCCAGGCTTACCACGAATGGCAAAAGGGGAATGAACTTCCAGAGGGCGCACCCGTCGTATTGTTCAAGGGGCTCAAGGAAGTCAAAGTCGAACCTGCCAAGGAACTGGGACCGCCGCTCGAATTTGTTCCTCCGGTGCCGCCGATCATGGGCATGGATGACAATACGCAGGCCAACGGCTTCATCAGTGACTTCAACAAGAAATGGCAGGGCAAGCAGAAGTCATCGGCTTACACCGCCGCCTTGCATACGTTGCGGGCCAAAGTCTACGCGGTCACCGAGTCGACCAGCTACAAGGAATGGAAGGCCAAGGTTTTCCCCGAGGAAGCCGAGCAGCCAGTCGGCAAGCCTACTGGGCCGCTCCCCGGTTCGATTGAGGAGAAGGTCGCCAAGGGCTTGCCGATGACGGTGTCGATCATCTCCGGGCATCCGGCAGCCGAGGAAGCCAAGAAGTTCGTCGCGGAGTTCAACGCCAAAAGCACTGGGCCGATAACCGATCCCGCCGAGATTGCCGCCAAGGCCACCGAGTACAAGGCCGCCGTCGCCAAACTTGGCGAAATCATTATGAAAGGAGAGCAGGTTCTCCAAGAACAGAAGAAGGCAGCGGCAGCGGCGGCGAAGGCGAAGGCGAAGGCAGACTTTGAGACGCAGATTGCGGAATACGCCCCCACCGACGCGGAGAAGGCAGCGGCTCAAGTGTTGCGCGGCGTTATGGATAGCGACAACGAAGTGCTAAACTATTTGAGGTCGGCAGCCATAGATAAGGAAAAATACTCGGAGAAGCTGGCCAACGCTCGGCCCGTTGATATAGCATTGATTAAAGCCTACACCGCGAGCTACTTCAGGAAGCTAAATGAGCAACTGCGCATCGGCCAGATGAAGCCGAACTTATACAACTTTATGAAAGCCCTGAACGTCGCCTTGGATAACATGCCGCACTATACCGGGGAGGTGACTCGAAGGACCGACATACCGACGAAGCCTGTCGACTTTCAGGCGCGTTATAAGCCCGAATACGTTGTGCCGGAAAACTCTTTCACTTCCTCATTCAAGCCGGGCGGCGCATGGGGCGGCGACTATACGTTCCACATCAACGCCACGGGTATAGGCGGTGTTGACGTTGATTTCATATCGGCCAATAAAGGTGAGGCTGAAGTGGTGTTTAAGGCGGGTTCGCATTTCCTCATTACCAAGCGTCAAGGCAACGAGATGTGGATGGACGAGGTTTGATCCGATGCCCGATGACGAGAGCTTTAAGACTTTTGACATAAGGTTACGCAATCAAATGCTGAAGGCGCGGCTTGAGCGCGAGCGCAACCAGCATCCACCCGGCTACAATCCGAAGACCGGCGACATAACCATCCACAAGGTAGGCGAGGTTCCGCCGAAGGGACCTAAGATCACGGTCGAGTCGCCTTACTCCGATCCTAACTCAGCCGAAGACGTCGACGCCTACGACGACATCATCGCGTCTTTGAAAAAAGACTAACACATCCCCGTTTCTAAGTTTGATGGAGGCCAGCATGGTTAGACTGTTGGCGGGATTACTGCTGGCGTGCTTCGCCTTGCCGGCGCAAGCGCAGGGGCCGCGTGTTTGCGACCACGAGTCCTTTTTCTATCATGCCATCGCGACCGGCCCGGTCGAAATTGTGCCCGCCGACGCCGCCAAGCGCGTCTACTCGTGCGGTTTTTTCGTGACCGACAAGGCCAACACTCTGGATTTAACTATGATGGTGGGGCAGGGCACGAATTGTGCCACCAATCAGACAGTGATATTCACGCTCGTATTTCCGAACGACGCGTCGATGAGCAATCGCATCGATTACGTTGGTCCGGTTCTAGGTGATTTGAGTTACGCATTGTGCATCCAAACTACCGGAACCGGCACTCTTCACGGCATCATCTATTGGGCACAGTTCTAGGAGGCAGCAATGCCGTGGACCGCAGCCGAAGCCAGTTCGCATACCAAGAAGGCAAACACGCCCGAGAAGAAGAAGAAGTGGGCGAAGATCGCCAACAAGGCGCTGAAAACCTACGCCGGCCAGGAAGGCGCGGAGGGTAAGGCTATTCGCGTGGCCAACTCCGCGATGGGCGACAGCTATTGGGATATCGACGTGTTCAACGAGGACGCATGGGCCATGAACGATGACGGCGACGGTTGGTCGAAAGAGGCGCGCGAGGCCGCTAGACTGCAGAAGCAGGCCGAGAAGAAGAAGATGGAGTCGCCCGAGTACCACATCTCGCAGCTCGTGCAGTTGCAGGGCAAGATGCGGTCGGAGCCCGACAACTATCAACACGTCCTGCAGTCGCAGGCGCATATCCGCGCGCTGCGCGGGCAGGGCAAGGGCGAGGAGGCGAAGGAGGTCATCGAGTCGACCGACGCACTTATCCTCGACGTGGGTTGGTCGCAAGAGGCTAGAGAGGCGGCAGCGCTGGCGCGCTCGCGCAAGGCCGGCAGGATGCGTACTCGCGTCAAGCCGGAGCCGTCGTATCGGGCGCGTCCTACGGAGGAAGAGGAACGGTCGAAGAAGGACTCTGCCCCGCGTAAGAAGTTCCCGACCGACGACAAGCTCAAGATACCGATCTACGGCCCCACCGGGCGGGTCGAATACATTTACGAGGAAGAGGAGGACGAAGGCCGCGACGAGCGCGACAACATATTCCGGTCGTTCCATCCGTTCGACGCCGAGATCGTTGGCGATGCCGACTATCACCCGAGCGTGTTCTTCGACGCGGTCGAGATCGATGATGCCGCCAAGCTGCGCTATACCGAGGACGGCTACCTCGCCGCCACGCCACGCGTAGCCCGTATCGGCATCCAAGAATACAACGGCATCGAGTGCGGACGCCCCGACCTCCCGAAGGTCAAGGTCTATCGTCCCTCCGACAGCGTATTCCACAAGGACGCTTTGCACTCGTTTGCACATCGCCCGGTCACCATCGAGCATCCCGGCGAGAAGGTCGACTCTAAGAACTGGAAGCAATACGCGGTCGGCCAGACCGGCGACGAAGTACTGCGCGACGGCAACTCCATTCGGGTTCCGATGGTGCTGATGGACGCCGCAGCGGTCGAAGCGTTCAAGGCCGGCAAGAACCAGCTTTCGGTCGGGTACACCTGTGACCTCGACTGGACTCCAGGGAAAACCGACGACGGCGAGTCTTACGACGCCGTCCAGCGATGCATTCGAGCTAACCACCTTGCGGTCGTCGCCGCTGCGCGGGGTGGTCCCGAATTGAAGATTGGCGACGGCAAAGAAGGAGATGACACCATGAACTACAAGACTGTCATGGTCGACGGCATTGCCTGCCAGATGGAAGATACTGCCGCCGCCATCGTTGCTAAGACTCTCACCAGCATGCAGGACCACATCAAGGCGATGCAGGACGCTGAGAAGAAGCGGAAAAAGGACGAGGAAGACGACGACGACGATTACGAGGACGCCATCAAGAAAATGAACGACGCGATCAAGGCCAAGGACGCCGAGATCGCCACGCTCAAGACCCAGCTTAAGGACGCCGAGATGACGCCCGAGAAGCTGGACGCGATGGTGAAGGACCGGCAGGTCGTCATCGACAAGGCCAAGGCGGTTATGGGTGATAGCAAGCTCAAGACCGATGGCATGGCCATGGCCGATATCCAGAAGCAGGTCGTTGCCGCCAAGCTGGGCGACGTTGCCAAGGACTGGGATGCCAACCAGATTGCGGCGTCGTTCAATACCCTCGTGGCTGCCGCCCCGAAGGCCGGCTCTCCACCGCCTACGGGCTTCCGGCGCGCAGTGGACGCGTTCTCGCGCGACCACTCCATCCAGGACGACAAGCAGAAGGCGTACGACGACGCCAACCGCGATGCGGAGAACGCATGGCGCGGTGAGCACAAGAAAGTCGGCTAACCCCCGACCCCAGACCACCCCGATCCCTAATTCGGAGATAACCCAATGACGACTGTTGTTCAGCAATTCTATCGTCCCACTATCCTTCCGGGGCTGGTTGGGATGATTGCCGACATGACGAAGAGCGATGTGCAGACACGGTTGTGCGAAACCACGGCTGGCATCGGCTTCGGGCTGGCGGTGAGCTACGGCACGCAATCCGACGAGGGCGCGATCCTCGGCGGCACCAACTTCCTCGGCATTTCGGTACGCGACATCACGCTCAATCGCGTCCCCATCGACCCACTCTCGCTTACGCTCTCGGAGAACAATCCGGTCGATACCTACTTGCAACGGATGAACATGGGTGTGATGACCCGTGGGCATATTTGGGTGCGGGCCGGCGGTCCTGCGGCTCCTGGCGGCGCGTTGTTCTTCGACGCCAATGGTAAGCTGTGCTCGGCGGCAGGCGGGTCGGCGGCTTCCGGCAAGGTGGCGTTCACCACCAATCCGGCTGCGGGCCAGACCATCACCATTGCCGGCACGGTGTGGACGTTCGTGGCTTCGGGCGCGACCGGCACGCAGACCAACATCGGCGGCACGCTGTCCGATACGTTGGTAGCGCTGGCGGCTGGGCTCAACGCCTCCGCCGACGTCAACATCGTGCTGCAGACCTATGCGGCCTACCCGACCTCGCCGCAACCGGGCGGCGCTTCCGAACTGCACTATGCGGTGAAAGCGGTCGGCACTGCCGGCAATGGTCTCGTCGTCACCACCAACGTGCCCGGCGCTACGGTAACGGCAGCCTCGGGTGGCACCGCCGCCGCCACTGCCATCAGTGGCGGGTTCTGGGTGACCACGGCGATTGCCGGCGACATCGCTATCGCCTCGCTCGCACTCCAGAAGTAATCCACCGGCTGCTCGTTCTCCGCTGACCAGGGACGGCGGGGCGCGGTCACCACTCTCATCGAAAAGGACAGAGAGCATGTACACACGTGACGACTTCCAAGAGGCATTGAGCTTCCTGGTGGCTCAGACCTCGTACATCGAGCCGCAAGTCTATCGGATCAAATATCCCGATCTATTTTATGCGGAGTTGGTCCCGATTGACTCCTCGGCTTCCGAATGGGCCAAGTCGGTTACATTCTTCAGCATCGACCAGGTCGGTCAAGCTGACTGGTTTAACCATCTGGCGAACGACGTTCCGATTGCCGACATCCACCGGGCCAAGTTCGAGCAAGGCATCGAAATGGCAGCGGTCGGCTATCGCTACACGCTGGAGGAATTGGGCCAAGCCATGATGCTGCCCGGCACCAACCTCACCACCGAGCGTGCCGGAGCGGCACGGCGGGCCTACGAGGAGATGTGCCATAACATCGCCATCTATGGTGACACGCGCAAGGGCTGGGCCGGGTTGCTCAACCATCCGCTTCTCACCATCATCAACGCTCCGCACACGTGGAACTATCAACTGGCGCAATCGCCAGCAGCCACGGCGGCAATCCTTGCCGATATCAACGGCATCCTGTCCAACATCTGGATACAATCGCTGACGGTCGAGATGGCGGATACTTTGCTGCTGCCACTCTCATCGATGGCTTTGCTGGCGGTCACCCAACTGCCGGCAACGACCATGACGCTGCTGCAGTTCGTGCAGGCGAACAACCTGTACACGTTGGAGACTGGGCGGCCACTCATGATCAGAGGCGTACGCGGACTCGACTCCGCCTCCGCCAGCGGCGGCCCGCGCGCCGTCGCCTACACGCGGTCCCCGGACATCCTCAAGATGCACCGTCCGATGCCGCATCGGTTCCTGCCGGTATGGCAGACCGGCCCCATCGTGTTCGACGTCCCCGGCATCTTCCGGCTGGCGGGCCTCGAAATCCGCCGCCCCGGCGCGCTGCGATACCTCGACGGCATCTAAGCGTAGCCGCTTCGTTTTCTACCCCAACCACAGGAGAGGTCTGTCATGGCAGACGGACAGGACTTGCATTTGGCCGAGCGGCACAATCCCGACCCGGGCGTTCCGCATCACCAGCCACCCGCACCCTCCGCCGCCCGCATCGCTGCGTCGTGGCAACTGGTGCGTATCAAGAACACCAGCAACCAGACCCACATCATCTTCGATAGGTTCTACCAGGGCATCCAGTTGGACCCCGGGCAGACCCGCGAAGTGCCGATGCTGGTGGATGAGATCGAAGCTTTGATTGATATGCGCCGGCCCGAGCGTGGCAAGGTCATGCTGTTCGATCCTACGTCAGCCACCAAGATGCGGATGGGCGAGAAGCCGCCGCACCCGTTGGTGGTCGAAGGGTTCGAGAACCCCGGCCCCAAGCCCGACAAGCCGGCAACCATTCGCGAGCCGGAGCAGCAACCGGCGCAGGAGGCTGCGGCGTCAACGGAAACGTCAACGGAAACGTCAACGCGGCGTAAACTCAGCTAATGGCGACCCCGGACGACATCATCCGGTTCCGGGCGCGGTTCCCGGAGTTCGCGGACGTGGGCGATCCCGCTGTCGCCTCCTACCTCGACCTGGCCGACGCGTTCCTCGATCCCACCGTCTGGTCGACCAACGACTGGCCGATGGCGCGCTACTATTGGGCGGCGCATATGCTGCAACTAGCGCAGCAACAGGCGGCGTCGGCGGCGCTTGGCGGCTCCGGGATGGCAGACCTATTCACCCGCATGGTCCGCTACGAGGGCAAGATGGTGTCATTTGGCGAACGGCAACTGTTCGCCAAGGAAGCCACCGCCGGACCCGGCGAGGAGTTGTTGACGCTGACTTATTACGGACTGATGTATCTGCAACTGCGAACCAGAAACATAATGCCGGTGTTGGTCATCTAATGCCCGTCAACTTCGATGCATTGGTTCTGCTACCCAGCCAGAACTTTTTCAGTCAGCCGGTGACGTGGTATCCGGTCAAATCGCGGCCTAAGACACGGTCGTACAAGGGGCGCGGCATCCTGCGGGTCTACTCCAAGTTCTTCCAGACCGCCGAGGGCGGCCTGGTTACGACCACGACCATAGACTTCGACATTCGTGCTTCGGAATACACCGCGCCCATCCCGATCATCCAGGACCAGCTAACCATCGCTAAGTTTCCTGGTTATCCGCCCAACACACTATTTTGGGTGGAGAATGCGTACGCGGACGGCTTCGGCTGCGTCAAGTATCAACTCGGCCTGGTGGCGAATGACTCCTGATGGCCAACGACCTTACAACAACCGAGGCGGGCGATAGCGCGACTTTCGTTGCTGCGGTCAGCGGCAAGGCTGGCGCTCTTGCGGCAACCGAGGCCGGCGACAGTGCTTCCTATACCGGCGTGGCCGAGGATTGCCTTGCGGTCACCGAAGCCGGCGACAGCGGCAACTTTATCGGTACGGTCGGAACGCTGCCGGCCATCCCGATCCCGCCCACCGGGGTTGGCACCGATGTCGACGCCGACGTGGTCTACGACATGGTGTACGCCATCGCCAACTCCTATGTGATGGGGCCGCCGAACGGGGTGCCCTCGTTCAAGACTATAGCTGGCACGCCCATGCGGATTGTGCCGCCCGAGACCGACCTGCCGTATCTTGGCGTCTACATGCGGGAGCAGGCGAAGGCTTACACCTACGGCATCGCGGCAACGCCGCAGATGTGGAATACGCTATCGGTTTGCTGCTCCGGGGTGATCCGCTATTCCGACGCCGACAAGCAATTCGCGGTGCTAAGAGCCATGATGAAAGGGCTCAACACCACAATCCTAACGCACCCGAGCTTCAACGCGCTGGGTGTGCATTACTCCGGCTATACCAGACGCTTTCGGCACACCCAGCTTAACTCCGACGCGTTGGCGGAACTGACGCTGGAATACACCTTTGAGTACCGGACAGTGTACCCACCCGCCGTCACCGACGACTACCGGACCCTGCACATCACCCGCGAGATACACGGCTCTGCAGGTCCCACGGTCGTGCATGAAGGCAGCTACGAAGTGGGCACGGAAGGCGAAATCATCACCGGCACTCAACTCTTGGAACGGCATCCGGCAGACGAGGAGATTTAGCGATGAAGGTTTGGCCGAAGAACGACGACGTGCGTCGACTCATCAAACATCCCACGGCGCGAGGCTTCCGTAAGGAAGGTCCAGCGGATTGGCCCGCCGACGTGTTCACATTCCGTTTGCTCCAGGACGGCGACATCACCTCGTCGGAGCCCGCGCCGGACCCGAGCAAACCAACGCCACCAGTCACGCCGAAGCCGCCGCCCAGCAGGAGCAGCGGCAGCGGCAGCGACTCCACCAGTTAACAAATAACAACGTCTGAAGAAGGAGACACACTATGCCTGTGGAATTTCAACAATTCCCGGCCAACTGGCGGCAGCCACTCTACTATGTTGAAGTAGATCCGTCGCAAGCTGGAATTCCGGTATCCAACCCTATCGCACTTGTTGTTGGTCACTACAACCAGACGGTCCCACCCGATCCGAGCGCGCCGGTCAATCCGAAGCCTATGGACGTTCCGATTGTCATCGGTTCGCTTGCGGATGCCACGCAGTATTTCGGGCCGGGCTCCATGTTGGAAGCCGCGTTCCGGGCGTTCTTCCTCAACAACTTCGGAACGCTGGTGTTTGCGTTACCAATCGCGCAGCCTACCGCTGGAGTCGCGGCGAAGGGCACCATCACCGTGACTTCGCCGCCCACGCAACAGGGGATTTACAATCTCTACGTTGCGGGGCAACTGGTTCCGGTCGGGGTGTTGCAAACCGACACCATCGATACGGCGGCGGGAGCGATTGAGGACGCGATCAACTCTATGACCTCGCTTCCGGTTACGGCTGTAGCCGGGGCTGCGGGCACCGGCTTGGTTACGTTGACCTGCAAGTGGACGGGTCTGACTGGCAACGACATCGATATGCGTGACTCCTATCTTGGTAAGTACGGCGGTCAGGTTATGCCGATTGGCATGGCCGTGACTTATGCCAACCCGAACCCCTCGGGGATTGGCGGAAAGTTGGCGGGCGGCGTCGGCAACCCGAACTTCTCCAACGGCATCGCCAACTTGGGTGACCAGGAATACGAGTACGTGTCGATGCCGTTCTGGGACACCGGTTCCTACCAGACGTGGGACGCCGAGTACGGCTTCACCGACAACGGAAGATGGGGTTGGGCGCGTCAGCAGTATGGCACCGTGTTCAGTGCCTATCGCGACACCTACGCCAACCTGGTCATCTGGGGTGAGAACAACAATTCCGCCGTCATTTCGGTGATGGCAATGGAGCCGGATATCCCGTCGCCCTCCTGGGAGGTGGCTGCCGCCTACACTTCTAAAGGCGCGCGTTCCTACATGAACGACCCGGCACGTCCGTTGCAGACGCTTGAGCTAAACGGCGTGCTGCCGGCACCCAAGCACAAGCGGTTCCTGCTGTCGCAGAACAACAACCTGTCCTATTCAGGACTGGCAACGCAACGCGTCGATGCCAACAACCTGCTGATGATCGCGCGTGAAAGCATGATGTATCAGAAAAATGTGTATGGCATTCCAGACGACGCATATGAACTTGGGACAACTTTGCACACGCTTGCGAAGCTGTTTCGCAATCAACGCTACTCCATAACGACCAAATATCCACGCCACAAATTAGCAGATGATGGGACCAGGTATGGCGTTGGTCAGGCTATCGTGACACCTTCCGTCATTCGCGCCGAGTTGGTAGCCGAGTATGCCGTTGACGAATATAACGGCCTGGTTGAAAACCTGAACGCGTATAAGCAAAATCTGGTTGTGGAGCGCGATCCCAATGATCCAAACAGGGTAAATGTCATTTATCCCCCTGATTTGGTTAACCAAATGCGCATATTCGCCGTTTTGGCCCAGTTCCGACTTCAGTATAACCGAGGTGTGGATACGGTTATCGCAGCCGGCTAACCCAAAAGTACCACACAACTTGCACTTGCACATAAGGAGGTAGACGATGGGCATCCCGATTGGTGGGACCTGTTTCGTGTTCGTCAACGGCGACCAGTGGCCGTTGCGCGGCAACATGACGATAGGCCCGAGTCGCGTAGAAAGAACCGGCGTGGCCGGGCAGGACACAGTTCACGGATTTACCGAGATGCCGGTGGTCCCGTACATGGAAGGCGATTTTTCCACAGAGCCCAACATGCAATGGCAGATCATCGACGGCTACACCGACGTCACGGTGCAGGCCAACCTGATCAACGGGTTCAGTTACGTCTTGCGCAACGCCTGGGTCGCGAGACGGGTTGAGATCAACACCCGAGAAGGCCAGACGCGCATTCGCTTTGAAGGAATGGACTGCGTCGAGATACCTGGGCAAGCCACGCCACAAGGTGTCAGCGGAGCCGGCGTCCTCCAAGGAGTCTAATGGGCAGCGCTACGCCGAACGGCAACCTTATCTGGATAATGGCCGTGGTGATTTTGGTGCTGATTATCTTGTGGATTATCGGCTCCTACTTCCACGGTCCAAATTATCTATAGGGAGGAACTGAAATGACACGCGGACTTATATTCTGGGTGCTTATGCTGATTTGGTTCGTGTTCATGCTTGCCGTATTCGGCGGCTTCGTCGGACGCTGGGGAGCGGAAGGCAATAGCCTATTGCTGTTCATTCTGTTCCTGCTGCTTGGCTGGCAGGTGTACGGGCCTCCCGTTCGAGGATGATTAGTGAGTACTTCCTTCCGCGAGGACTGGAAGATTGGCACCGCGCTGCTGGTGATGATAATCGGCGTCGGCATCCTGGGCGCGGTGTTGGTTCTGCTGTTCACCAACGCCACGCCCGCGCAGGACGACCAGATCGACCTTCCGCATCTGGTAATCACCTCCGCGACCACGGGCGGCGTCAGCAACAAGGAAGCGGTCATTGCTGCGGCGGAGCAGGCGATGTTGGAGCACGTGCAGAGGCTGGTGCTGACCGCGTTATCGCTGCCAGACGTCGAGGGCGCGAAGCGGCTGGAGACCGGGCTGCGTCGCGCCAAGGACCGTGACGCGACGATGCGCGATATCATCGAGAGGGTTTACAAATGAAGATTGTCATCTCGTCGGGACATGGAAAATACATCAGGGGCGCTTCGGGCTCCCCGGTGCCACCGCAGCTTGACGAGGTTGATGAGGCCCGCAAGGTAGTCGAGACCGTTGCCGACCTTTGGCGCGACATGGGCCACGACGTGACCACCTACCATGATGACGTTTCAGACAGCCAAGGCGAGAACCTGGATCGCATCGTGGATTTTCACAACGCCCAAGGCGCGCATGATTTGGATGTGTCCGTGCATTTCAATGCATATAACGGCGTGGCGCACGGCGTAGAATGCCTGTACGTCTCGGAGGCGGGCTACCCGGTGGCGGAAGCCGTCGCTAATGCAATCGCCAGCGTCGGTTTCACCAATCGAGGACCGAAGCATCGTGGAGATTTGGCGTTCCTCAACGGCACCAACGAGACTGCGGTGCTAATAGAGACCTGTTTTTGTGACCAAACAGGCGACTCCGAGTTATATACCGAGGAGTTTGATGCGGTGTGTGAGAATATCGCGGAGGCCGTCACCGGACAGGAGATAGAGCATCCGTCTGAGCCGCCCGAGCGTCCCGGTTGGAGGCCGCCCGAGAGACCCCCAGACGACGAACCGAACAAATTTGTTATGACGCTGCAGGGCTACGGTGACGTGGTGGCGATTATCAACGGCCAGCGGTTTGTTGCCGGCGATAACCCAGAGAATTGCCCGGTCGTTAACCTGACTCTGGAGGTGCTCAAGAACGCCGAGGACTTGGTCATCAACATCAACGGGCAAGATTATCACGGCCCTTTTGAGCCACCGGGGGAGCCACAGCACCCCCCTCCGCTTTCGACCGGCCTACATCAGGATATTTTTGCGACGTACTTTGGCGGGTCAGGCGACCCAAACTATTCGGCTTATCCGCCCTACGATAACGACGGCAATGGTGTGTTCTTGGACGACACCTCGTTGTACGTCGCGGTGCCGTGGAACGTCGAGGACGAGGCGCAACGCGAGCGCGGCATTCGAGTCTACAATCGTGCCAACGGGCGCAACAAAGTCGGCAAGGTCTGGGACAAGGGACCCTGGATGGTTGACGATAATTACGAACTAACCCAGACTCGTCCTATAGCCGAGCAATGTTTCAATTCTAAGACACCGTTGCCACGCGGTCCAAACGCGGGCAAGATACCAGCTAACCCAGCGGGGATTGATGTATCGCCTGCCATGTATGAAGCGCTGGGGATGACCGACAACGGCCTAGTCGACTGGGAATGGGCCGAGCCTGAAGTAGCATAATCCGATCAAACAAAAGGAGCTTACTATGCAGCCATTTTTGGCGATGATTATTCCTGTTGGTGGTGGCCCGGTTGACCCTGGGTTTGGCGTACCCGGATGGCCCGCGCATCCTATAGCACCAGGTGGTCCTCCTGGATATCCAGCACACCCAATCGCACCAGGTGGTCCACCGCCGTGGGTATCGCATCCAATTCCTCCTGGCATTTGGCCGCAGCCTCCAGGCGGTGGTCAACCTCCTTGGTATCCGGGTCACCCAGAACATCCAATTCCTCCTGGGATTTGGCCGCAGCCTCCACAGCCACCGTGGTATCCCGGCCATCCGGCGCATCCGATCCCGCCGAATGTCTGGCCAGAGCCTCCGGGTGGAGGGCAGCCACCTCCGGGTGGACCACCTCCGCATGTTGAGCATCCGATCCCGCCGACAGTTTGGCCGAACCCGCCTGAGCCGCTTCCGCCAACTCCGCCGTGGTGGCCTGGGCATCCGGCGCATCCGATCCCGCCGGTGGTGTGGCCCGAGCCGCCAGCACCTCCCGGCACGTTGAT